AAAAACTATAAAGTCGCCAGGTATCAACTTATGTAATGTTCCATCATGTTGGAATCCACCACCATCCATTCTATTATCCCAATCTGAATTTATTATTCCTAATACTTTCATGATTGGTGTGTCTTTCAGTTCATCTTTCTCATGGTCTGTATGTAAATTATCTTCTCTATGTTTATCTTTCATAGAGATACCGCAAAACAAAAGGTCTAGGGGAACATTAACATTTTGTTTTTTTGCAGTTTCATGAATCATCATTAACAAACTCATAGACACACCGCCCAAAAATTTATCATGCATTGTATTACCTTGTATGACATCTATCTTTGCATGTTTATCTTCAAATGGTTTACCAATAGGATAATTGAAGTTCCATTTATTAGATTTTGTAACTTGATGTTTAATAAAATCTAAAAATAATGGTGTACAACAATTATGTACTATCGTTGCCATACTTAAACTCTTTGATTGCAACTTCTTCTAGTTGTTTCATTACGTCTTCTGTGAAATATTTTTCTGGGTCATTATTAATTGTTTTGGCATATTGTTTACTACCATCTGGTAATTCAATACGAGTTGATACTTGTTTGAAGATTCCATACTGCACTGCCAAATCAAGTAGTCCATAATACCTATCAAGTCCTTTATCATAAGTTAGTAATACATCAACCATTTTATTTTCCATAGTTAGTCTTGACTTATGATTCTTACAATGAATTATATTACCAATGACTTCTGTACCATCTTTAAATTTTTTCTTTGAAAGATATATGATACTTGAAGCAGCATATTTTAATCCACTACCACCACCCATTTCTTTTTTTGGAAACATAGAACCAATTACATCATATGTATGATTAGTTACAACCATTGGCACTTTTGCTTTTCCAAGTTTCAAAGTTAAAACTCTAAATGCAGCTTTGAGTATTTGTGCTCTTGACATATCTCTAGTTTCTTTTCCTGCCTCTGTATCTTCTACTTCTTTTGTAGTTGATAACATACCAAGTGAATCTAAACATATAAAGAGTGGTCTTCTGACATCTACATCTTGTTGCGTATATCTATCTAATACTTTTAATGTTTGATGTCTAAACTCTTGTACAGTTGTTACTGGCATGATTACCATTCTATCTGCAGCTATTCCTCTATCAAGAACCATCTGTTTTGTGATTGCACTTTCTGATTCAAAGTACACAACACCACCATTTTCATTTTGGTCTAGAAAGTTTTTAACCATTCCCATTAGAAAGAAAGTTTTTCCTGTTGCACTTTCTCCAGCAAGAGCAGTTATTTTATTTTGTGGAAGTCCACCATACATTGAACCAGAAACTAAAGCATTAAAAATATAAGAACCTGTATCTATAAAGTTCTCTACATCTCCAGCCTCTACGCCCTCTGAAACTATTCCAGCATATTCGTTACCCGTTTCTTTGATAACATCTTTTAAAAAGTCATTCATTATTTTCCCCTACTTGATTGCAATTGCGCCAACAAACATGTGATTACGCCAGAATGGTTGTACAGTTTTAAAACCAGCACATTCTAACATATTTTCTAATTCTTTCCAAGTATTAGGTTTTAACATGTTTCTTAGTGTTTTTTCTTTTTCTAAAATATCTGATGCTTCAAAATGTTTTCTTTTATAATCATAAAAATTAAAAGTTATCATTTCTTGTAATCTTGAATCTTCACAAACTGTTTTTTCTGCAAAGATAAAAGCACCACCATGATTTAGTCCATTGTATATATTTTGTATCACATCAAATCTATCCTTTCTAGGCATAAACTGTAATGTAAATATTGATGTTACTAAACTACAATTTTTAAAATCATAACCACGAACATCTTTCTTTTGGAAGTCAAATTTTGCCCAATAGTAATCATTTTTCATTCTTGCTTGTCTTGTATCAAGTTCTGGGAAAAAACTAGGTGCAAGTTCTATACCAATGTAATTGGCATACTTACAAAAATGTTGATTGCCTTTTACAAAGGCCTCTGTTAATTTTCCTGTTGAACAACCTATATCAACAACATCTGTTTCATCTTCTACAAAGTTTCTAGATAGATTAACTACATCTTCTAATAAGTTTGTATATCCACGAATTGAATGTTCAATATGGTCATCAAAACCTTCTTCTCTTTGAGCAAAGGTAAAATCATAATTTTTAGACATAATTCCTACTCCAATTTATCTTGCCATTATACATGGTGTAATCATGTTTTGTCAAGGCTTTTATTATATGGTTCTATTACATTCTTATAGACAGACTCAGCAATGGCTTTCATCATCAAAGAGGGTACCATTCTACCACATCTTTCTAGTTTCTGTGACATAGAACCAGTCACTTTAAAATCATCTGGTAAAGCCATTAGACGCTTTATCTCATTAATTGTTAATCTTCTTTTTTCAATGAAATGACAAACATCTGCATTTGTTGTAATTGTTGGTGCTGGATGGTGTCTAGATATCTTCTTAACATTGAAAT